CGTTAACCTTTTTAACAGTTCCTGGTTGTATTAGTTGGTCAATTGTAGCTTGTAAAAACTTTTTGTTTGCATCAGTTCTAAAATATTTTGGTAATAATTCAGAACTTGATGTCTTCGCGCCACTTGGATTAGTATTATCCGCCATTGCTTACTCCGTATGAAGAACTTGTAGTATTTTGCTGAGATGATGTTGTTGACTGTGTTGTTGTTCCAGCAACTGATTTAATTGAAGATGACGTTATACCTGTTGTGATTTCAATATCATCAACAGATGCACCGTTAACAAATAATTCGTCGCTAGATGATTTAATTTCAAATAAACTTCCAAAACCTAAACCACTCAATCTTGGAACTATTACAAAACTTGATATATTAGGACTTAATTGTGACATCACATAAGCAGATAATTCTGCAAAGTAGAACGTATCGCCAAAGTCCCAATTTTCCAAAGCAAAAAATTCTTCAATTGCTGCAATAATACGTGTTTTAATATCGTTATCTGAAATAACTTGCCCGGCAGTTTTGATTACTTTAAAACTAGCTTGTAAATCAGGTGTTGCCGCAGTCCCAAATAATATTTTATAGTGTGCTGGATGGTAGATAATTTCATCACTTATTGACTTAATTAAGTTTAAAGTTGGCGAAACTAAATCATATAATTCTAAAGAACTTGCTGGAAGAGGTTTAGTTGTTAATGCACCAGATAACCATTGTCTAAATTTAGTGTCATAGCCTTTTGTTAACAAGTATACGTCAATAATGTTACTTACTCCTGGGTCAATTCTTGAATCATAATCTGCATTATGAATGTATTGGAATTTAATATTATCTCTTCCTATGAATACTTTATAATCTAAAGTTGGTACATACGGGTCTGCTAGTAATTCATTGTATTTGAATACTGTGTTAGAATTAACAAAATAGAAATATTGTCCAGTAATACGTTCATCAAAAGAAACAAAACTTTTGCTTGCCTTAATTAAAACTGTTTCGTTTGAATTATCAAAATATCGATAATCTTCCTGACCTTGACTAATATCATATTTCTCTTGAATAATATACTTTTTTTGTAAAACTGTTGAGTTTGTTTCGCCTACCGCAGGAGGACTTATGATGTTTAAAAACAATTCTGGATTGTCAACAACACCGTTATCGTCAGAGTCAGCAAATGAAACAATTAATTTTTTAGTATCCACGTACCCATCAATGCCAGTAAATTCCGACACAATATCCCAAGGCTGGTCATATGTAAACGGTAATGCTGAATTAGGTTGAGTATTGATACTCAACACATTGATTAAATCTTTGATAACAGCATTTGATTTACTGTCATAGATTTTATTACTAGAGTCAAAGTAAAATCTTGTCTTTGAAGCACTTTCAAAAATGTATTGTTGGCAACGAGATACAACTGTGTAATATTCGTTATCTGTTGTAAACAACAATAACCAGCTTGCATCTTGTCGAAGATTTGTTTGGTCGCCTGCTTTACCTAGACTAAATGCGTTCTTACTGTCTAGATTAAATTCAAATATAATTTTCCACTGTTGAGTTTCTGCGTCATAACGCAACCCAAATGGTTTATTAGAAAATATTAAATCTATCATAGTGGTGATAGTTGAACTATCAATCACGGTTCTCCATCTTGGAATAACTTGTGTTATTAACGGATGAATTCCTGAATTTGAACTTAGGCTTGGGATTGTTCTGTTTAAGGTAATTGGACCAAATCCTGTGGATAATGTTCCAGTGCCGGCTGCTGTTCCGTCATCAACAACACCAACAACTTCTGCCCATAGAGATTTGGCGGCGCCATTTGCTGTTTCACTTCCAAAAACAAGATTATTATTATCGAGTGTATTAAAATACCAACCAGTTGGTGCTGTAAATCTAATAAGTGCTCCTGGTTTTACATATTTTAAATCGGTTGAAGTATAACTGCCAAGTTTATAAATTGACGACCCGGTTGCCGATGCCAAATAACCTGTTGAAAATCCAGTATCCGATGTAATATTATACCATACTGCATCTAAACCAGATACAAAATTTAAAAACTTTTCATAATAAAAATTTCTTAAATCAATATTTTTTATAGTATCAATTACATCGTTTATGATAATTCCTTCTATGTCTGTTTTATTTTGATAGGAAAATCTAAATGAATTTTCAAACTCTTCTTTATATAAAATTCCATCATCTGAAAATAAAGTTGTGCTACTGTATTTTCCAGTAGGATCTGACAAGTCAAAATAACGACTAATACCACTGCTAGTTCTGTTTAATGATTTAATTTTAGCAACTTGTGTGCTAGCCGATAGCGGACTAATGTTATAGTCTTCGCCCGTAATCATTCTATTTTGTGTATAGTATGTTGCAGGAGCATTTGATTTAATATCATCACTAGATTCTGGACCAGTTGCATTAGACACACTAGTTGCTAGATTCATAGTTATTGAAATTGTTTCTTGCTGTCCTACACTTGAAATATATGGAAGTGTAATATTAATACTACGAACATCTTGCGTATTAATTGTATAGGTTAAACCGTTACTAACTCTGTAGTAAGTACGAAAAATACCTAGAGGTAAATCTCCAAATGTTCCGTCACTAAATTGTAAACTAATTGCATCGTTTGCACGAGTAATTACACTAAAGATAGTTCTAATATTTTTATTAACACTGTTGTAGATAATATTATTTGCTTCAAAATTTGAAACACTAGTCCATGATTCTGTTTCGTTTCCTGACGAATCTAACTTATACAACCATATGTCATTATTATTAATATTCTGACTATCAATATCTATAGACTGATTATTACTTGGTTGTGTAATTGTAAACGAACCTGTGTTTAAAGTTCCTTGTACAAAACGCATGAAAAATCCAGATCCAGCAGAACCTTGTCCTCTACCGTCATCTCTATAAATGCAACTAACTGGAGCTCCTTGTTTTGGTGCTTCTTCGTAAATGTAAGTTTGTCCTTTAAAAGTTGTACTTACAACTTCAAAATCCATTGAGCGGCCAGCAACTACTTTGCTAAAACCAAACACCGGAACACCCGATGTATTAGACTGAAATGTATACTGTTCTGTTGGAATGCCGTATATTGTATCACTTGCTGTTGGTGTGCCAAACTGTTGTGTTTTAGGCAAAGCAGAGTTGATAACTTTTATAAACTGATCATACCAGTTAGCATTACTTGGATCATTCCAGCTAATAATTTGTCCAGAAAGATTGCGGCCGTTGCTATCCAATACATTTTCTGTTGTGCTAACTGTTGTAAATTTTAATAATCCGCTTGCCGCTACGTTTCTTTTAGCATTATAGGATAACATACGTGCTAGACGTAACACTGATTCGCGGCGTTCTGCTAGTTCTAGAAAGTTATCACGGGCATTTAAATCCACGCGGAAAGCTATGCTTTGGCCCAAGAACGCAAGAAGGTCAATTAGGGCAAGGTATTCGCTGGACTCAATGTAATCGTTATAATCTTCAGGATAGTTTTGACGGATATAGTCAATCATTGTACGGCGCAGATTTTCAAAATCGTAGCTTTGGAAGTCTGCGTTGCGGAAGCTCTGATAAACTTTTTTCCAGTCTTCAGATATTAAAAGTTTGTTTTGTCTAGCGGTAACCGTCATGATTTATCCTATGTCTCTATATTTATCGAATAAAATAATGTACGTACTTTATCCTATCAACAAGCCGTTAGCTTGGTCAAATCGCAGTTGCATTGATTGGCTAATATTATAAGGCAAGTAGGTTAATACGCATTCAATTTGTATTCCACTTTCATACTGAGTTACAATAACTTCAGAAGATGCAATTCGTGGATCGTAGTTAATAATTGTATTCACGTTTTGTGTAATTAAATCTTTAACCTGTTCAGTTAATGGTTCAAATAGTAGATCCCATATAATAGTCCCAAACGATGGGTTCATTAAACGTTCGCCTTGACGTATGTGAAAATGATTTAACAAATCTTGCTGAATTAACTGAAAGTCATATAATCCAAAATTCTCAGTCTCAGTGCTAACAGTACTAAAACCTTTATAAGTTTTTGGATTGATTAGATTACTTCGTTGATTAGGAGAAAGTACTATCTTATCGTAGAGTTTTGAGTTTGAGCTCATGATTGATCGTCCTTGTTATTAGGGGGTTTTAATTTATCAAATGTATCGTTTAAAGTAGAATATGACTTCCATGCTTTAGGCGTTGCTATAGTTTTTCCTGTATCTCTATCGGTTGCGGTTGATACAAAAGACAACGGATCTAAGTTTTCATGATGCGGCCAAGGTTCGTGTTGCGGAACTCTTGTCATGATAGAATTTATCGTACCTTCACCGGTATCATCAGGTAATGCTATTGTTGTTAATTCAGTTGCTGCTTGGGCGGCAACTTTACTATTCATATAAATTTTTCCAGCTGTTTCCAAATGGTTAGTTGCACTATTGATGTGTGATGTAGCACCGCTTGTAATTTTTGTATCTGTTGCTGCTACCGTTTCAACGTTATTAGCTTCTGCATGAAATTTTTCAGCAGCTTTTAAATTTATGTTACGACCAGCTTCCATATTGATGTCTCGGTCAGCATACAAATTTAAATCATTTTTAGTATGAATACTAATGCTGTCTTCAGCAAATATATCAATTTTTCCACCGCTAGTTAATTCTATCCAAGTTGTTCCTTTAGCATTACCAATATAAATTAAATCTTCGCTATTGTGTAAAAGAATTTGATGGCCTGTTCTAGTTCGTATACGAACTAGCTCGTTGTGCGGAATAGTTTGATCACCGTCTGTTTCATTATTCTCTACTCTTGCATATTCAGGAGGGCCATCCGATGCCAGTGTTTTTCTTAAAAATTTATCGTCACCGTCATCCATTACAAATGTTGTGCCGCCCAAACGACTTACAGGAGCTACAATTTCGTCACCAACTGGGCCAAAGAATCCCATTGGTCCTTTCTTATCTACTGGGCCTGGGGTGCTAATGCCAAATACTGAACTGGGAACTTCTCGTCTAGCACTTGATGTTGTTATTCCTCTAACATCATCTTTAAGTAGCCCTTGGGTGTTTAATGTTTCAGCAAACGGGTGCTGTGGTTTTTTAATTTTTGTTGCATCTGGTTGAGTAGCATCATTGGCTTTTCTATTGACTTCTGCTACTGGAACTCTAACAGCATCCGTTGTTTTTGTATCTTCAACAATCTGTTGTGTTGCTGCAATTCCAGGAAGCATGAAATTCATATTTTGTTCTGGAACACAACCAATCCAGTAGCAATACTTTGGATCGTTTTGTACAAATACAACCATAACTATATTTCCAACATCTGGTGGAATCATCCACATTCCATAACT